GCGTTAGCAGTTTATTTACTTAACGCACTCTCGATGTGCTTGATGTAATCACCAATATTATGATCGCTGAAGGAATCAATCTTACCTTGTTTCCAACCCATCCAAATACCGCGTAATTTATCTTTGACCCGTTGCCATCCTGTAGGATTTCTCAATAGTCCATAAGCATTAAGGTAGTGTTCTTGACCGTGATGACGATAACCCATAATCACTAACGGCACAGTGGTTACTATGTCGTTGTTGTTTTTCCATCTATGGTGAACAATGCCTAAACTACTACAATACTTCGGCCAACCAACACGTGGCGAACCGTAGGTGTACAATTCCTCAACAGGATTAATCTCAGGGTATAGGTGACAGCGACTTGCCATAATGGTAGCCATTGCCGCTCCTAAACTGTGCCCACAAAACCAAAGTTTTTTATTGCTGTTGGCTTTGCGATCGATATCTTCCAATACCATTGGCCAAAGTTCGTCAACTTCTACTTTGAACCCTTTGTGTACTCTTGAAATAGTTTCTGCTACTACAGGAAGGGCGTTTGCATCTGCTTTGATGTCGTTAAACTCTGTAGGTTGTGTACCTCTACAAGCAATTACCAAGTCTGTCTTGTTCATAAAACGATAAGCCTGAGCTCCGTCTTTGTCGTAAAACTCTATTGTTGTAAATCCTAATTTTTTCGCTTGCTTTTTTGCTTCATCGAAGCTATCATATGCTATTTGTGATAATTTTGCAAATAACAATGAACGCTCGAGAAAATTCATTTTTTCTATACCTTGCATATGTGCCCTCCATTATATGCTTTTATTTATTGTTATTGTAACTAAATACACATATAGGAACTAGAACGATGCGTAAAAAAACACGAAGCATACTTGAAGAACTTAACAACTTGGGTCGTCCTAAGAACGATGACCTTTTGATTGAAACCACAGCAAGTAATATTATTGAAAGCTCAATTAATTTGCTGAATATGATTCATCGTGTTTACGACCAAGACAACGCCGCAGAATTAGAAAGGCGTTTTCTAAACAGTATCAGGTCAGGTGACCCTCGTAAATTTAAACGAAGTATGGCAAGAATAATTGAAGGAAAAAACAATGATACTGAATGAAGGCGGAAACATATTCCAAGGCACTGAACCATTTGATCACAAAATTATTCCTGCTATGATGAAACAGATAAATTCTGTTACAGCAAAAACAGGAGCAAAAGCATTACCCATAGGTTCAGGCGCAACACCAACACCAGGAAAAATAAGCGGCGACTTGGATATGATTATTGATGCAGGAGCATTGTTTAATCACTTTAATGTTAAAACTCCTAAAGACGCAAGAATTGAATTAGAAAAAATGTTTCAACAAGCAGGTTTTGAGACTAAGAAAACAGGCACAAGTGTACACGTAAAAACAACTGTTGGCAACACAGGACAGCAGGTTGATATAATGGTTGTTGATAAAGGCGAAACAGCACAAAAGTTTCATGTACATGACATACCCAAAGGATCACCGTACAAAGGTGTACACAAGCAAATATTAATTGCGGACCTAGCGAAAATTACTGTAACAGATAATTACCCAGAAGGAATGAAGTGGAGTGCCTACAAAGGATTGCTTGATCGTAAAGACGACTCACTAATATCAAGTGACTTGGACAAGATTGCAAAAATACTTTTAGGTGCAAACGCAGAAGCAAAGGACCTGGGCTCAGTAGAAGCAATGGTTGCTAAAAGTTCTAGAGCTAAAGAATTAGTTGACAAGCAAGAAGCAAACGAGTTTGATGATACTCCGTGGAAGAAAGCAAAAGTAGCAACAGAATCATTAGGTGACAAGCAACTACGTAGAATAAAAGAGTTACTTCCAAAATGAGATTTACAGAATTTAGATACACACTAACCGAAGCGGCCAAAGTTGGTAGAGAGTACCAGCATCTTGAAGACCTCGTGTTTGTTGATGGATCAAAAGGCGCACTCAAAGCCGCAGACATATTAGACAATCTAGGCACAGATAGTTCAGACGTTGCAATAAAATGGGACGGTAACCCTACTATCTATTGGGGTAGAGAAAATGACGGTACGTTTGTAATGGTAGGGAAAAACGGCTGGGGTAGAAACAAGAGCAAAAGCGCAGAGGACCTTAGCAATTTTATAAAGAACAGTGGCCAAGGTGAAGACTGGCGTGAAAAATTTGGTAATGACATGGGTGCAATCTTTAATGTGTTAAAAACAGCAACACCACCTAGTGTCAACCAATATGTGTATGGCGATCTGTTGTACCACCCAGGAAAACCTTTTGTGATTAAAGATGGAAAGATACAATTTACTCCTAACAAGGTTACATATACAGTTGATGCTGACAGCGACATAGGCAAACGTATTGCACAAAGTAAAGTGGGTGTTACTGTACACACACGATATGATGAATTTGGAGATAAGTCAGGACAACCTATACAACAGACGGGCGAACTTAACAACAAAGATGTTGTTGTACTAGGACAAACATATGTGTCGCATCAACCCGAAGTCAACACAAAAGAAACTGATAAAATACGCAAACAAGTGCAAGCCAATTCAAAATCAATTGATACATTCCTACAAGGTACACAAGGATTAAGTAACCCTGCAGGAATTATATACACCTATATGAATCATATGACTCGCACACAACAGATAGATAATATAGAAACAGGATTTTTTGACTGGCTGAAAACAAGTAAAGTAAGCCAAGGACAACAGGCAAAACTAGCGGCAATGAATGAACAGAATCCAAATGCACTAAAATCAATATTTGCATTAGTAAAACAAATAATGGTTGCTAAAGACGATGTCATTTCACAACTAGATCAAGCAGATGCAGACATAAAAGCATCAACAGGTGATGAGCAAGGTGGAGAAGGCTACGTGGCTCAAAAATCAAAAGTAAAACTGGTTCCAAGATCGAGATGGCAACCAAATTAAAAGGAAAGTAAAATGAAAATTAATGAATTAATTTTAGAAGCAGACTTTGATATGGAATACAATCCAGGGTTTGACAAGCACGGATCAGAGCTTGATAAAGACGACGATAGTGTTGCTGTCAAGATGAAAGGCGAACCAATGCAGGTTCAGCTTATGAGAATTGAAGATTCAGAAGATGACCCAGATATCAAAAACCCCGTAAGAACTGTTACCACTGATGATGGCAAAACAATTCGTGTTGAACGTCCTGAAGCAATGACAATTCTAAAAGCTCTAAGCGGACCAGGCAAGCCAGAACAAAAACTTGGACTACAAAAGAAGATCCAAAATTCAGAAGGCTTGATAGCTATTTTAAATATCTTACGCAAGAAGAAGTAATGGACTTTATACGAGCATTAGAAAACGATCAAGCAATACAACCAGACAAAGAAGCTGGAGAATTGCTTGGTAAGTTGGATGAACTACAACTAGTGTTTAATAATCTAGAGGAGCTAGATGAAGGGGCATTTGACCGCATTGAAAAGCGTGTTGAAGCAAGAGACCTAGCTCTTTATAGAATGATTGTAGGTCAACGTAATATGATGCTCACTAAAAAGTTCTTAGAACTAGCACTTGACGGCAAAAGCGTACCTAGTACAATGGTAAAAGGCTTTGTTCCTGCACTAGAAATGCTGGATGACATTGTTACAGCAGGCCCTGGATACGTTCAAATGCTTAAATTACTCCATCAGAGGGCCAAAAAAGGCGCATAACCGTCAATTTTTCCTAAAAAGGCTAAATAATAATAAGCACTTCGAGGAGCTCGAAGCTGTGTCATTAGATAATATAGGAGAAATAAAATGGCAATTCAAGCAAAAGTAAATGGTTTAACAACCGCAGGTAGTTTTTACGGATACGATCCACTTATCCTTAAGATTACAGGAACAGGCGTAGCAACAGCAGATACAGCGTCAACTGACGGCGTTGCAGCTTTTTCAGAAGGTACCTTCTCAAAAGCAATTCGTGCAATCCAGAGTCAAATGTCAATCGTTCACGTTGGTGAAAGAGCAGACAACATTTTTGTAGTAATGGTTGACTCAGCAACAGCAAACGCATATGTTTCAGCAAACACTGATTCAGACGTAGCAGCAGCTGTCAAAGCATTAGTAGATACAGCAACAGGTGTAACATCAACTGTAGCAGCTATCACACTAACAGCTGGCGACTTAGCATAATTCCTAGCTACCTTTAGGAACCGTGATGTTATAAAGGCGTCACATCAAAAGGCTCACTTTTTAAGTGGGCCTTTTTTTATGGCTATAAGTATAACTATGCGTTTTATTATGAAAACACTTGTAGATGTGACGCCTACATATTCTCGTAGAACAGAAGATAGGTTTATGTATAATCAACATCAAAATTATATGACCGCTATTCAAACACTTGGACTGCGTAGTAACCCAATGTCGATTCGTGTTACAAATGAATATGAAAGTGTAAAGTTTTTTGGTTCAACATTTGAGGGAACACAAAAAGTTTGGTCAATAGAGTTTAATATAGAACGCGAAGGTAGCTTAAAAGTAGCATTGCTTAAAGAAGACTTTGATCTTGTACCTATAATAAGTGGATTAGAAGAGACTGTTGAATTTAAAAATAACGTTTTTCAGTCTTATGATTCGAAGTATAAGAACGTTTATTTTGAAGAGATTTGATAAATAAAAGTATACAACAAAACAAAGGCATCTATTTTAAGGCTAACTTAGAGTTTACTTAACAAACATCCTTGAGCAGGATACACGGAGAAAATAGATGGCCACTAGCCTAGAAAAGAAAAACTTAGAAGCACACGTAGACTTATGCGCTCAACGTTATGAAGTCTTAGAAAGTCGCCTTACTAAGATAGAAGAAAAAGTAGAACATATCCACAAGGATATTACAGAAGGTCAGAAGTCAATGACCAAAGTGCTTATAGGCACAGCTGGCACAATCACTGCTGGTTTACTTTCCACCATAGTCGTAATACTACTAAACGTATAAAAAACAACTAAATAACTATATGTTATTAAGAGAGATTACCTTACCACTTGACAATCTAGACGAGGCTAAGATGGCTTGGGCTAAACGTGGCAACAAAGTCGTACGGAAGTTTAGATGTGCAGGCGGTAGACGTCATGGACGTATTGTAGCTAACATTGCCCAATGCTTTGCTAGACCTGATATGAAAAAACGTCTGAAACTAAAAGTTACAAAGGCGAGACTTGGTGCTAAAATGGCACGTAAGGCACGAAAGACTAAAAGAGTTAATCCGGCAAGTAGAAGAGTAGCCGCTCTTAACAAATCAAGTAGACCAAAGAGACTGTGATGTACCTAAAGGAGTTGATAGAAACAACTACAATAGAAGGAGCTACAAGCATTTATGGACGCAAAGGCGGAAAAAATGTTCGTAGATACAGATGTAATAGTGGTCCACGAAAAGGCCGTATTGTTGCTAAGATGTCAACATGTACAGCACCAAAGAGTATAAAGAAAGCAACTACTCTTAAGAAGGTAAAACGTGCAGGCGCAAAACGCCAAGCCGTTAAGATAGCTAGAACTAAAAGGGCAAACCCTGCGTCAAGTAGATTGCCTAGGGTAAACAAAGGAATAAGGACTAGACGTAAACAGTCTAAGGCTAAAAGGATTTGATATGAAAATTAATGAAATTACAGAAATGCAAGGACAAAAACCATCTGTTATAAAAAATCTTAAGCCTGGACAAAGTGCAGAAATTGATCATGGGGATGGCACCAAAACAATGATTGATCTAAAAAAGAATCCTACAGCCTTACAAAAAGATCCTAAGACCAAGAAGGTCACACTAACAAAGAAGCAACAACCAGGACAAAAAGCAAATCCTGCCACTCAAGCAAAGCGTGGCGATAAAGTTGTTGTTGCACCACAATGAAACTAAACGAGTTAATTAAGAGCTTTAGTATAGCTCTTTCGAATGAGGAAGCACAGGTACTAAAAAAGGTAAACCCTGTACAACCTTTATACGGCTTCTCTCCTAGAGAGCAAGTCATTATTGAGAACTTGATAAGGAAAAGTCTTGTAAGTAAAGTACTTCGAGACAACATAGTAATGGTGGTGCAAAATGACTTCGGAACTAGCTAGTAGACTTGAAAGTTTAATAAACAGTAAAATACAGGACTATCCACTTCCGTTAGTGAATGGTAATAGTATTCGTATTAAAAACTACGTTGTAAGGTACAGCAAAAAAGCAGGTGCATGGCTTGTATACGACTGTAAAGATCATATACAAGTAGGAAAGTTTTTTGCAAAAACAAGTGCTATTGCATACGCAAAAGTAAATGCAAGTGATAACGCTAATTTAAGTTCAACAGTTAACCGTCTTGATCATGCATTAAGTAAGCACTATCAAGACTGTGTTTTTTACAATCATGGTATGAAAAAAACAAAAGACGATGTCAAATATGATATTTTGTCAACTAGATTTGATATAAGTTATAGTATAGCAAGAGAAGTCAAGTCGCAATTGGACGACATTATATTGTATTAAAAGATAAATAAATATACAAAGAACAACAATAGGAAAGTTGAACAATGAATATAAGAGAAATTTCAAAACCAATTACGGCAAAGGCTTTAAACGAAAGCCTTGCTAGGAAGTTTGGCCAGCGTCTAAACTTAGAAGAATTTACACTAGGGCAATTACAAGATGCTCAAAACAAACTTAGAACACAACTAAGCCAAGTAGAAACCAAAGAAAGTTTCAATTCAACTCAAACATCAGCGTATCAAAAATCAAAACTTTTCCTAGATGTTCTTAACGCTGAAATTTCTGAAAGAAGCGACATTGAAGAGCCAGTTCTAGAATCAACTATTACCGAAGGCGAAGAAGACAAAGCTGAATTAGTAATGGCAGCCAAAGACATGGTAGATAGAGTCACAGGTTGGATGGAAGACACCGCCGAAATGCAAACAGAATCAATGCTTGAACTTGCAGATGCTATCCGTGACGAAATGGGTAGTGAGCAAAGTGAATCATTTGTGAATACTGTTAAGCCTGCACTAGAACAGATGTACGAAGTTATGGAAACTACTCGTGTTGCATTAACAAATGGTGTTGGTATGCTTACTGGCGAAGGCGACATGGAACAGCCAATGGGCGACGAAATGGGCGACATGGAACCTACAGACGATATGGACATGGATATGGATGCTGAAGCACCTGTAGATGACATGGACATGGGCGATGACTTTGGTGCTGACGATGCAGCAACCGGTGGCGAAGAAGAAGCCGGTCGTGAAAAGCGTGAAAGCGTGGATCGTTCAAAAAAAAAGATCTAACTAACTCAAAAAAAAAGATAGCTGAAGCCCTAGACGAGGCAGGCACTCTTATTCAAATCATTAAAACAATCAAACCTGGCACAACTGTATCATGGAACAAGCTCAACGGTTACATGAAGAAAGCAGGAGTTCCCCAGTTTGAATATAATACATTCAAAGAAACCTACGATTCAAATCCACAACTCCAGAAGTTAGTTAAATTTGATCCAGAAGGGGTAACTATTAACGATAGCTCAATGGATCAAGTTGGTAGCACTGACCCTAGTTCTAAAGATACAGTAGGTGACATGGCAAAAAGAGCAACTGACCTTAGCGACTTATAGGTTGACTTTCCAAAGTTATTGTAGTACAATACTCTAAAGGAATCTAATAATGCCATCACTAATCACAGAAAAATTTGTTTACGAAAAGCTTCAGCGAGTTGAAGTAAATGGTAAACGAAAGTATGCCGCTCCGGGTGGTGTACCGGTAGCAAGTGTAACAACTATACTTGATGCTACTAAAGATAAAACACACCTTATTGCTTGGCGTAAACGTGTAGGCGAACAAAAAGCACAAGAGATTGTTACAGAAGCCGCAGGTGTAGGCACAAGGATGCACAAGTATCTTGAAGACTATATAGACTACGGCGAATGGCCACAACCTGGTGGCAATCCATATGCTCAACAGGCTCACAAAATGGCAACACAGATACGTGATAACGCCATGTGTGATGTAGATGAAATATGGGGATCAGAAGTTCCTTTGTACGTTCCTGGTATCTATGCAGGTACAACTGACCTTGTGGGTCAATACAAGGGACAACCATGTATAATGGATTTTAAACAAACCAACAAACCAAAGAAACCTGAGTGGGTGTATGATTATTATCTACAGTTAACAGCGTATGCCCTAGCACACAACGAAGTACACGGTACAGACATATGTGAAGGACATGTGTTTATGTGTTCACGTGATCTTGAATACCAGCAATTTGATATATGGCCAGACGAGTTTGACGATTGGGCTCAAGAGTGGTGGAAGCGTTGTGAAATGTATTATGAGAAACAAGCATAAATACATTATAGAACGCAACTTAGGAGAATATAGTGGCCGTAGTACAAATCAGTCGTATTCAAGTCCGTAGGGGACAAGCAAATCAAGGATCAGGAATCCCACAACTTGCTGGTGGTGAATTTGGCTGGGCTGTAGACGCACAAGAACTTTATATTGGTAATGGTGCTGTATCAGAAGGCGCTCCTAGTGTCGGTAATTCAAAGATACTTACAGAACATGATAACATCTTTGAACTAATAGGCACTTATGCTTATAAAAACGGTTCAATTGACACCGGAGAAGGTGTTGCTGTAGAGCGTACACTTAATGCAAGACTAGATGATATTGTAAGTGTTCGTTCATTTGGCTGTGCCGGAGATGGCTCGGACGTAACTGTTGCACTTCAAAAGGCATTGTACGAACTATACCTAAAACCTACAACACGTTCTAACCCACAAAGCAGAGTAATCTTACACGTAGAACCTGGTACATATAGAATAAGTTCTACTATTAATATTCCTCCGTTTGCAACCATTGCTGGAGCAGGTAAAGACAAAACTATTTTTATTAAAACAGGCGACTTTACTATGTTCAAAACAGTGTCAAGCGATTCATCATACAATGGTGTTGTTGCAGGTGCTGTAATTTATGATGACCCTACCATGACATATGCCAACAGCTCAAGATACATTGAGATGAGAGATTGCACACTAGAATCAGAAAGCAATGATGGTACGTTATTACAATTAAATAGTTGCCGTGATAGTCGTTTTGAAAATATACAATTTCAAGCAAATAAACTTACAGCGACAACAACTAACCCTGCTGTGTCAATTAGAAGCAAGAGCGATGCTGTAAGGTCTGAGTTTAATAGATTTATTGATTGTGAATTTGTAAACATTGGTAAAGCAATAGTAAGCAACCACAACATATCACGTAATGAAGTAGACGCATGCAAGTTTTACAACATTACAAAGGCCATTGAACTAGGTGTTACACCTACAATTGGTCAAGCAAACGCTACCGACAATAACATCCGAGAATGTTATTTTGAAACCATTGAGCAACAGGCAATCCATATTGCAAATGGTACACGCAACTCTAGTATCAATAATAGATTTGGTCCTAGTGTAGGTAATAACGGCGGTAGTGAATCAACTGTTGCACATAGTATAATAAAATTTGGCGAATCTGGCAACATTTCAGTTGACAATGAGTTCGATAGAACGTATAATCTTAGTATTAATCAGGCATATATTGTTAATAAGCCATATATACCTGAAGTTGAAGGACCCGCGTTCTATGAACACGAATATACTGAGCAAGTCGAGTTAAGCCAAATTAGCTCACCTCAACTCTTGTTTAGGTTGCCCGCAGATACAAGTAAGTCATTTGATGTTGACTACTGGTATAAGACAGACAGAGCTGGCATTGTGTTTTCTAGAGCAGGTACTTTAACAGTATTTGTAAATAGAGAGAACAATAGCGTAAGCGTTATGGATGATTATGATATTAGCGGACTAGACAGCCTGGGCGCAAGCCTACAGTTTAGTGCAACATTGAACCAGTTAGAATCTGCATGGAGTGCTCAGGTGAAATACACCAATAACTTAGACTCAGGAAATTTAACTTTTAAAATACGCACACGAAGTTAAGTTGAATGTTTGACGAAGATTACTCCTTAAGACTTCAGGCATGGCACGACTTCAGAAGCAATTTGGAATCCCATGCTGATCCGTTCCAACATGTAATTGACATGTATCAAAGTGTACCTCAAGTTAGTATACACACTGATGCTTGGGACCAAAAAACGTGGCCTCAACCTTGGGAGCTAATTTCTGAAAATCAATATTGTGCATTCTGTACTGTATTAGGAATGTGTTATTCACTACAGTTAACAGACCGCTTTAAGGAAGCATCTGCAGAGATACATATCTGTATAGATAGAGAGAACAACGAGCTATACTATCTCTTAATAATTGAAGACAGAATTATTGGATATGAACCAGACACTCATATTGCTAAATCTGACCTTCCAGAAAATATAATTTCGCAACGTGTTTATCACATGTCTGGGTTGCACTAAATAATAAACTTAATAGAAAATGAAAGAGGAAAACACCATGTCCAACGGGATTCAGATAGTAAAACGCTCCGGCAAAAAAGAACCAATTAATATTGATAAAATACACAAAGTAGTAGAATTTGCTTGTGAAAATTTAGCCGGTGTAAGTAGCAGTCTAATAGAAATGAATGCTAACTTACAGTTTTATGATGGTATGAGTACCGCTGAGATTCAAGAGATTCTTGTAAGAAGTGCGAACGATCTAATTAGTTTAGATAATCCAAACTATCAATACGCAGCGGCAAGACTATTAAGTTATGGTGTAAACAAAGATGTTTTTGGTGAGTACAATGCAATTAGTTTGCAACAAAACATCCAAGTTAATATTGAGCGTGGCGTATACGATAAAGAAATACTAGACTTTTATACCCCGCAAGAAATAGAAGCACTTGATAGTTACATCAAACACAAACGTGACGAGAACTTTACATACGCAGGATTGCGTCAAGTGGTTGATAAGTATCTTTGTCAGGATAGATCATCAGGACAAATATTTGAAACTCCTCAGTTTATGTACATGATGATTGCGGCAACACTATTTGCGAGATATCCGCAAGAAACACGTATGCACTACGTAAGGAGATACTACGATGCGACCTCACTTTTTAAAATCAATATCCCAACGCCCGTTATGGCAGGAGTCAGAACACCAGTTAAACAGTTTGCAAGTTGTGTGCTTGTGGACAGCGACGATACTTTGGATAGCATTTTTGCTTCTGATATGGCTATCGGTCGTTATACTGCTCAACGTGCTGGCATTGGCATTAATGCTGGTAGAATTCGTGGTGTCAACAGCAAAATACGTGGCGGAGAAGTGGCACACACTGGCATCATCCCTTTTCTCAAGAAGTTCGAATCAACAGTAAGATGTTGTACACAAAACGGTGTGCGTGGCGGCAGTGCAACTACACATTTCCCGTTTTGGCATCAAGAAATTGAAGACGTCCTTGTGCTAAAAAACAACAAAGGTACTGAAGACAACCGTGTACGTAAATTAGACTACAGCATTCAATTAAACAAAACAATGTATGAAAGACTGTTGGCTGGAGGAAATATAACCCTTTTCTCGCCACATGATGTACCGGGATTATACGAAGCATACTTTGGTGATGCTGACCAGTTCAAAGAACTTTACGAAAAATATGAACGTGCTACAAGCATTAAAAAGAAAACAATTAGTGCAATGGATTTGTTTAGTGCCTTAGTAAAAGAACGTGCTGAAACAGGACGCATTTATATTATGAATGTAGATCACGCTAACACACATAGTTCATTTAAGGATACAGTTTATATGAGCAACTTGTGCCAAGAGATTACATTACCAACCAAACCGTTAAATCATATTGATGACCCAGAGGGCGAAATTGCTTTGTGCATTTTAAGTGCAATTAATGTAGGTACACTAAGAAACTTAGACGACCTCGAAGAATTGTGTGATTTGGCTGTAAGAGCATTAGAAGAAATTATAGACTACCAGCGTTATCCAATTAAGGCTGCAGAAATCAGCACAAAAGCAAGACGTTCGCTAGGTATAGGTTATATTGGATTAGCACACTATCTTGCTCGCCAGCACGTAAAGTACGAAGATCCTAAAGCGTGGAAACTTGTACATGACTTGTCTGAAGCGTTTCAGTATTACTTGTTACGTGCCAGCAACAATTTAGCGCAGGAAAGGGGTGCTTGTGATTATTTTGACCGCACTAAATACTCCGACGGCATTTTACCTATTGACACCTATAAAAAAGATGTTGACAAAATTGTAGAAGGGAAACTAAATTATGATTGGGATGGCCTACGTACTAGCATACAGGAGCACGGACTTAGACACTCGACACTGTCCGCACAGATGCCATCGGAGAGCTCAAGCGTTGTGTCAAATGCCACAAACGGAATTGAACCACCTAGAGGATACTTGTCCACTAAAAAATCAAAAAAAGGGCCTCTTAAGCAGATTGTTCCCCAATACCAAACTCTAAAAAACCACTATAGCTTGTTGTGGGACATGCCAAACAACACAGGATATATAAATACTGTTGCTGTGATGCAAAAGTTCTTTGACCAAGCTATAAGCGGCAACTGGTCATATAACCCTACGCACTTTGAAAATAACGAAGTGCCCATGAGTGTAATGATTGGTGACTTACTAAACACCTATAAGTTAGGTTGGAAAACTAGTTACTATCAGAACACTTACGATTATAAAACAGATCCAAGTGAATTGGAAGAAGAAAAAACAACAGTAGAATTACCAAGCGGCACTGATGACACCAACGAAGAAGAATGTGAAGCGTGTGCAATTTAGTTCTTGACAAGTGATAAAAAAGATAGTAGCATTGCTACACATAGGATAAGGAAAGTTTAAAATGGCAAAGACAGTATTCAACCAAGAAAAGGTTGACTTCACTAAACAAAATATGTTCTTCGGAGAAGATCAAAACACACAGCGTTACGATACATTTCGTTTCCCTGTATTCGATAAATTAAATCAAACCATGTTAGGTTACTTTTGGAGACCAGAAGAAGTTTCTCTGCAAAAAGATAGAGCAGACTATGCAAACTTTCGTCCTGAGCAAAAGCATATCTTTACAGCAAACTTAAAGTACCAAACACTACTCGACAGTGTCCAAGGACGTGGCCCATGCCTAGCATTTTTGCCGCATGTTTCATTGCCTGAACTAGAAGGTTGTATTGTTACTTGGGACTTCTTTGAAACAATTCATTCACGTTCATATACACATATTATGAAAAATGTATATCCTGATCCAAGTGAAGTATTTGATACTATATTAGATGACAAAGAGATTCTAAAACGTGCAACGGCTGTAACAAAAAACTATGATGCCTTTACTGAAGCCGCTGATGCTTTCAACCACAGAGGTGAAGGAAATATGTACGATGTCAAAAAGAAGCTCTACTTGGCCATGATGAATGTAAATATCCTTGAAGGACTTCGTTTTTATGTGTCATTTGCTTGCACATTTGGTTTTGGAGAACTAAAACTAATGGAAGGTAGTGCTAAGATTATTAGTCTTATCGCAAGAGATGAAGCACAGCATTTAGCACTAAGTACACATGTTCTTAAGAATTGGGCCAATGGCAAAGACGATCCACAAATGGTTAAAATTGCCAAAGAGTGCAAAGAAGAAGTGTATGAGATGTGGCGTACCTGTGTTGAAGAAGAAAAAGCATGGGCGGAGTACTTGTTTAAAGACGGGTCAATGATTGGTCTTAATGCAACACTACTTAATCAATATGTAGAATATATTGCTAACCGTAGATTGAAGGCATTAGGATTAGATGCAATTTTTGATCAACCTGTAAACACTAACCCATTACCGTGGACTACACATTGGTTGAGTAGTTCAGGCTTGCAGGTAGCCCCACAAGAGACAGAAGTTGAGTCTTATGTTATTGGTGGTATTAAACAAGATGTAAGTGAGGAATCACTTAAAGGATTTAGTTTATGACAAATGTAGTAGTATGGAGCAAACCACAATGCGGGTTTTGCGACAAAGCAAAGGCAAAGTTAGATTCTTTACACGTTAACTACGAAGTAAAGATGATAGGAACTGATGTACAGTTAGAAGATTTATTAGAGGCTGTACCGGGTGCAAGGAGTGTACCACAGATTCAAATTAATGGTAGCAACATTGGTGGCTACACCGATTTATTAAAATACATTGAAGACACAGGATTCAATGGCACAGGACACTCATTAGGATAAAATATGTTAATTAAAAAACCACATGCTGTTGGAGATGTTGTTTCATTGAAACTTTCAACAGGCGAAGAAATAATTGGAAGACTAGAAGAAGAAACTGATACAGGCCTTAATATTAAAAAGCCAATGGCTATTGTAATGGGACAACAGGGTCTTGCCCTAGCACCATATATGTTCAGCACAATTAACGATCAAGTTATGACATTTAAAAATACAAATGTTATGACTGTTGGTATTACCTTAGAAGAAATATCAAAACAATATGTTGAACAAACCACAGGTATAGTAACTTAATGCCTGGAATTAGTCGCGACAATGACACAGCAGGCGGAGATTTAATTCCTAGCCAGTCAACCGTTTTTGCAAACGGTGAGCTTGTAATTGTTAATGGTGACGGTGTCGCAGGCCACGGACCTATACCACATACTCCCCAAACTATTACAGCAGGTTCTAATAAAGTCTTTGTTGGCGGAATAGCTGTTGTTAATGCTGGCGATACAGCTGATGTCTGTGGAGAAGCAGCCACAGGAAGCGCAAACGTAAACGTCGGCGACTAAACCACTTTTAACACCCCTTAACCGCATATTCATTAAATATCAAGTAAACATAATACAGGAGAGCATTATGGCAACGCATGAAGAAATTGTACAAGCGTACAATAATTATCTAGCAGAGCATGCAACTTTTGAAGAGAAAGGTGTAAAGGCCGCTGCAACAAGAGCTCGTAAGGCACTTGGCGATTTAGGTAAACTAACCAAAGATCGTAGAAAAGAAATCATTGAAAAGAAAAACTCAATGTAATGAGTGGTCAGCGGCGATGGCTTAAATTTTGGGCTAGGACCGTAGGCATGCCAATAGGCGTGACTGACGAAGACAAACCTGAGTTTTTGCCCATCACCCAACAAGAAGTACGGAGAGCATTAGCATTCCGTACTTTTTGGATTGCACTACACATTTTAACATGTTTTATGATCATAGCAGGAAACGCTAAAGTATTATTTTTTAGTTAACCAAAAACAGGAAACTGATTTTGATGCATTTACTAAATAATCTTTGCGTTTGGTATGACCTAAACGAAAAATAATAAAAAAGGATGTTTTATGAAAAAACTATTACTATCAATAGTAGCAGCAACCTTTATGGCTGCACCAGCATTTGCCGATGACTTCGACAAAACTGGCGTAAGCGTAACGGCTGTACAGGGAGATTTATCTTTCGGCTACGCAACAGGAACTCACGCTGACTTCGCAGACGGAGCAGATGTGTTCTCATTGGGCTTTAATGGCTCAATAGCTAATTTTGGCTTACAAGTTATTAGCAACAGCTCTACAGATGATTACAGATTAAATCTATCTAAAAGAGCTGACCTTAATTTACTTAATTTAAATTTTTATGGTGTTGCAGAAGCACACTATGACTTTGGTGATTCATTTACCGATGACAGATTAGTATTAAGTCCATATGTAGGTATCGAAGCACCCGTGTTAGGTGTAACACCATATGTCGAAGTAGGCTACGATGTTAGCTCATTAGAAGACGACTTCTTAGACTTTGACGCACAAGACAGTTATGCAGCTGTTGGTGCTAGAATGGCTATTAATGAAAGAGTCGAGCTTAATGCTCAGATCCTAACTAAAATGGATGATGATTTTGACAGCACAGATAGAGAGTTTGTAGTGGGCTTTAACATTAAGTTATAACTCAGTACAAATATCTATTTGATAAGGAAAGGTGCTTAATGCACCTTTTTTTTTATGACTAAATAATACGGGCATATAATTTAAGAGAGGGCAGATATGTACGAATATAAATGTAAAGTGTTGCGTGTAGTAGACGGAGACACTGTTGATATAGATATCGATTTGGGATTTGGTATTTGGATGCACAGAGAACGTGTGCGTATTATGGGAATTGATACACCTGAATCAAGAACTAGGAATAAAGTAGAGAAGACATTTGGACTGGCATCAAAAGCAAGACTTAAAGAACTCTTACCAATTGGATCAATCCAACATCTCAAAACAGAAATCGACAAGAGTGGAGAAGATAAAAAAGGAAAGTTCGGAAGAATACTCGGAGACTTCCTTATTGACGAGAAAAGAGTCACTGATATACTTGTTGAAGAGGGACATGCTGTAGCATACTTTGGCGGGTCAAAAGAAGAGATTGCTATGAAACATCTAGCAAATAGAGAAAAGTTGTTGCGTGAAGGTGTTGTATCACAAGAAGATTATGATGCTGCTGTAAAACTTATGGAAAAGAAATAGGTTGACATAAAGTTTGCTCTGTGTTATATTAATACTTTAATATAGGCACGGAGTAGGCAATGACAATGCATTTAGCAAGAGGCCTTAGTACTATCAATACTAAGAAGCGTAAGAAAAAGCCTCTGACACAAAAAGATATCGAAAGATATACTATCGAATGGCGTAAGCATAACAAGGCAATGCGCCGCACACACAATCACAGTTTACAATACGACACATTAGAATCTTACATTGCGTATGTAAGAGGTGAATATAAACCATCTGAACGTAGTCGTGGCACATACACACCAGACACATCATATCGCAGAGAGCAACCTAAGATTCCTTCTGCTATGGAAGAAGCAATTAAAAATGGTACTTTCCACAAAAATGGTGCAGGCATTGGTACAAAGAAAGAATCGCTCAAGTATACCGGTGATTTAATTGTAGGCATTGCAACTATGCACAAAAGTAATGCTGTACCTGTTATGAAAGGCACTAAACAGGCAGAAGAAATAGCAAAGATGCGGAGGTAATTATGAAAAAGATAATTCAATTTTTAGTTTTTTGTTCTGCGGCTTTTTTTGCCGCAAATGCTGCAAGTTCAACTTTTCAAGATCCAATTGAAGGAGAACTTTTTGCAGAAGAACAATCGCCAGAACTTTATTGTTTGGCAATGAATATCTATCACGAAGCACGAGCAGATCATATTGCAGGACAATATGCTGTTGCTGATGTGGTGTTAAACCGCGTAAATGATATACGATATCCCAACACTATCTGTGAAGTGGTTAAAGATGGATATTATAAAGAGAGCTGGAAAACCAAACAGTTTCCTGATTTGCCAGACAGTGAAAGAAAATTTATCCCTATTAGAAATAAATGTCAATTTAGTTGGTGGTGTGACGGAAAAAGTGACACAGCACACGATACGGACTCATGGATGCAAGCACAAGAAATAGCATACAGGCTTGTGGCTCAAGAAAAGTATAGAGGCATTACAGAAGGGTCAACACACTATCACGCAACATATGTTTCACCTAAATGGGCACCTACTCTAGATTTAGTAGGACGCATAGGACAACACATTTTTTATCGTTGGCCATAAAAGTGGTTGACATTCTTTTACAATGATCATATACTATAAACTTAAATGAATAGGCTAAATGGAGGCTAAAATGAAAAATACGTTCAAAGCTGCTGCAATCGCAGGTGTAATTCTTACCCTTGGCGCATGTAGCTCAATGAAGACTATTGATATTAGAGAAACTAAGGCAAACCCTAATTGGTACGAAGACTGTGAACAGATTGGTTCAGAAGGCTTTTTGTTTTGGAAAACTGATTACGCTTATGCTTGCGGTATGGGTGAAAGTCCTTACGAACAAGCAAGTGAAGCACAAGCATATAGTTTTGCTGTGAAAGGTTATGCAGAACGCATCAACGGCACTGTAAACAGTTTCACAGAGGTAGATATCAAAGATAACAGTCGTACAACTAGAACTTATGTAAAACATTCTGTTCAAGATACTGTTATTAGAGAGCACCTTGAAGTAAAGAAGAAGTCCTATCAACTTGCATCAACTGGCAACATTCATACATATGTAAGAATTAAGATGCCACTTGAAACTTTTGATCGTTTAATCCAAGAGGCAAAAGATGCTCAAGTATCTGCTATTCAGCATAACAACGGTTAGTTTATTAGGCGGGTGTTCGTCGACACCCGACTACTACGACTACAAAGCGCCTTACTGTTACACTGATGAGATTGTCCAACTAAAAGACGGGGATAAAGTGTCGGGTACAGCAACTCACTCTTGCACCGACCGTCCGGGACAACAAGTCGCCATGCAACGTGCAGGTATCGATGCTGGATGTAAAGAGTTTTGGTATAATGAATTTAGGAATGGAAAGATAATTCCTACTAGAGGAGTCTATTGTGAAAAACTTGACGGTAGCACTGAGATCGTTAATATTAACGGCATCAATAATTAGTTTAGGGGCTTGTTCTACTACACCTTATCAGACTAGGGCTGTTGAGGTTCCTACTGTACAAAGTCCTACTGGCGGTACAAGTCTAATGGTGAATATTGTAAATGGTTTGTATATTGCTAACCGTTATGGACTTGACCAGCAACAAAAACAAAAACAAACAGCGGCTTTTTATACAGCACTTAACAGTGATTATGGAAAAGTAATTAGTTGGTACGAACGCGATGCAATGGGCCATGTTAAGAGTGTACATGGATATCCTCAAGGCAGAGGTTTTTGTAGAGTAGTTTACAGTCAAGTAACTGTAAAAGGGCGTTCAAGACACTTTGAAGAAACTGTTTGTAAGAAGCACCTAGAAGATGCAAGGTGGCATTTTGTCCGAAAATAACGATAAATACACAGAGGGAAACACAATGTTACTAGGCATTTTAACATTAATCACAGCCCTATCTATTTCGGCTGTGGCAATATATTATTCTGTAGCAGGTCTAGTTGCTATATTTGCCGCCGCGGCTGTTCCTATTATGATTATGGGTGGTGTGCTAGAAGTAGGTAAACTAGTAACCGCTGTATGGCTACACAGATATTGGCAAAGAGCTACTTGGTGGTTACGAAGTTATCTTGCCTTTGCTGTCTTTGTCCTTATGCTTATTACAAGCATGGGAATTTTTGGCTTTCTTAGTAAAGCTCACATCGAACAAACTAGTGCAGGCGAAGAAAGTGTTGCACAAATAGAGCGTATTGATGATGAGATTACACGCTATATTACTATGGTGGGCCGTGCTGAAAATAAAATTAGAGAATTAGAATCTAGCACATTTAATAACGATGCACAAATACAAGCACAGATCGATAAAGAACAAGCTCGTATTGACACAGCATACGACCGTATACAGCCTGCTATAAACGAGCAGAATGCAATTATTGCAAATGTAACACAACTTTATCAAGATGAACTAGATAAAATTGACAGTGAATTAGCAACCCTACAAGGTTATGTAGACAACAATGAAATTGCAAAAGCACAACAAATGATTGGTGCTAGTGCCGACGGAATATTTGGTAAAAAAACAGCAGAAAAAATCGGCGACTGGAAAAAAGAAAAACAAGCAGAACGTGCAGAGTGGTTACAAAAAATACAAGATACAGCTAACTCACCAACTGTAGTTGCGGCACGTGACGAAATCAAAAGATTAAGAACTGTAGCAGAAGATAACATTGCACAATCTAATGAACTTATTAACAGACTAAGAAGTAAGTTAGGCACAGATGATGTTAACCTTGATGAATTGTTAGACGAACAGTTCGAAAGAGTCCGCACAGCAAATACACAAATAGAAACCCTCACTGATCAAAAGTTTGAACTTGAGTCTGAGTATAGAAAATTAGAAGCCGAAGTTGGACCTATCAAATACATAGCTGAGTTTGTTTATGGTGAACAGGCTGATCGCAACATGCTAGAGGAAGCAGTGCGTTGGGTTATCATAACAATTATATTTGTTTTTGACCCGCTTGCTGTACTTCTATTGATTGCAAGTCAATATACATTTGAATGGAATAGAAAACGCAAGCCTGAAATTGAACAAGAAGATTGGCAGGATTACGAGAGAATGAGAGCAGATATGATTATGGCCAATCAAGGTCATAATGTAAAACCTGCCCAACAAAAGAAACCAGAAGATTCACAACCAGCAACAGACCTACGTAATCAGGCGTCTGACTTAGAAGCAGAAGCAAAAAGATTACTTGCAGAAGCAGAAACATTGGATCCTGTTACAACAGATGATAATACAGATGGATCAAATGAGCAAGTGGAACCAAACGAAATACCGCTTGATGAAACTAGCAAGTACCCCGACACAAAAAACGCATTCTTCTACGGAAACGAAATAGAAGAATCTAAAAAAAAAGATCTAAGACTTAGAGCTCAACAATCACAAGCAGAAA